GCCAACTTTTTTATTAGCGATAACTTTATTAGTTACATCTGTAGAATTATACATACGGTAATCAGAGTTAACATCGAAACAAACTTGATTGCCGATATAATCTTTTAGACCTAAAGAGTTAGCAGTAGTGATAGTTGTGCCATAATCTACTTTTAAACAAGTAAATGGTAGATCAACTTTTGGCGTATAAGTAACTGTCCAACCAGCTACTGGAACTGGTACGTTGAAGAATATTGTACGACCAACTTGTGCATACTGATCAGGGATAGTAGGAGTAGCAGAAGCAGGCGCTGATAATAGACCAGGATTAGCTTTCTTAACTAAAGTCTTAGTAGTTCCAGACTCGTTCTTGAATACATAAGCAGAACCGTTATCATAAAGACTAACACGGAAACTTTGTGATTTAGCTGCCATTACTTCAGTACGAGCATTAACTTCAACAACTGGAACCTGAATGTATCCCCAACGAGTATACGCACGAGCACCACCAGTATCATAAGCATGCTTGTAGAATGTAGATGGATCAGATGGATCAGAACCAGGAGCAGCTAGTGAAGAGTAACGCATAATACCAATTGGATCAGCACAGAAATCAATACCAGAAGCAAGAACTTCAGTTACAACTTCATCTCCAGCAGTAGCCATAGAACCAGAAGCATCAACTGTTCTAGCAGTTGTATCATTTGCAGTATACTTAATACTACGTGAACCTTGGGTAACAGACTTATCAAGAATATAACCAGCAGGTACTAGACGCTTGTTGGTATCATAAGTGATAACTTTACCTGGCATAAGAACAAACCAACTACCAACTGTATCGCTGATTCTATTCTCAGATAATAGAGCTGGTAAGTAACCAGCAGGGAAGAAGTCACCAGGAGGGTTGTTACCTTCGCCGACTTCTACGTTAAACATAGGCTGACCTTGAATGTTCTGTGGGGCAGCTACGTGATTTGCAAAATAATTCATTCCTTCAAAAGCCATTTTAATTTCCTCCGAAAATTATCTTTACTTAGTAAACATTTTTCTGAATAACATTTTGATGTCTGTTTCAGAATATCTTGGTTTCTCGTCGTCTTCTAGTTTTTTATCAGGATCAACGACAACTTCTTCATCAACAGCATCTTGCAGCGTGGGGTCTTTTACACTCTTAATATCTATATTCTCTTTTTCTTTATTGTTATTAACTTCAGTAGTGTTGAACTTAGCTTTTAACTGTCTAAAGTCTGACACTTGTTTTACAAGGACATTATATGGATGACTTAGAAGTTCTTTCTTTTCATCTTCAATATTGTCCTTTAGAAGTCCTAGGATCTCTTTTGCGTCAACAATTTCATCTACTAGAGATGATCTAATTTGAACATTGAGGTCACGATTAAGGTCTTCAAGTAAATCAATTTGCTCCTTAGCTTCAGTTAACTCATCTTGTAATGCAACTAAAATTGACTTATCAACTAACTCTTCAGAATCAACTAGCATAGCTTTAGCTCTAGTTACTAGGATATCAGAACTAGCAGATATAGATGCAAGCATATCAAACACTAGAGAAATAGGATTACTTTCGTCAGTATCAGTTAATTTTGCTTCTCCAATAGCCTCAAGCATTGACTTAAGTTCACTGATTACTTCTTCAACGGTCTTAATAGATCCATCACCATCTTCAAGTTTCTCGGTGTCTTCAAGTTTATCATCTTTCTTTTCTTCTGCTTTTTTGAACTCGACTTCAATCCCTAATTTCTTTGCAGCCTTAGTAATAGAAGCTTGTGCTTTAGTAATTTCAGAAGGAGTTAGGTCCTCTGCACTATCTAATAGTTCAACAGCCATTCTCACATTAAGTTCGTCATGAAGTGGGAATCTACGTTTAATCTCATCTTGTGTTTTCTGGACAATGGCAAACTGTGAATCTTCCATATCATCAGCTAAAACTAACTTCCTTTTTCCATCTTCAGTTAGTTCTGCATCTTGAATTTTGATTTCATTTAGTTTCTCACCAAATTCCTCGACATAAGATAAAGACACAACTTTTTTATCGTCTTTCTTCTTCGCCATTACTTCCTCCCTATTAACTATCTTACAAATGTTATCGCAGCATACGATTGTTTTAGTTTCATCTGCAAGTTTAAAAAAGTCTCTTTTGTCAATAAAATCAATATCAACAATAAGATTTTCATCTACTTCGTATTCAAATTCTTCTACTTGACCATCATGGATCTTAGTAATCTTACCATGAGGATCAGCAGCTTTCTTGTTATTAAGAAGAGACAACTCTTCATATTCTAACTCTTCTGCAAGCATATAGATTCCACTAGCTCTACGACTAGAGAAGTGGTCACATATATCCTCTACTTGGTCTTGTAAACAGTTAGAACATATTAATCTCTTAGGATCAGCACCAATAGATACAGTAAGATATTCTTTATCTATAATTCTTTTAATGCCATCCTTATCATTAATCACGCCAACAGTTTCACAAAATCCTAATCCATCATATAATTTATTTTTCTTCTGATATGGAATAATGACATCGTTCACTAAATTTAGATATTCTTCTGTTGTAAGTCCTTCGAGTTCCCATTCTTTCCCTAATTCATTGTAGAAGTCGGTCATTTTATAATCAACAGCAATAATACTACCAAATTTCTTTGAAGTCCTTGGTCTGTGATTCTCTATAATTGGTTTTGGAGATGGATGGATAAAAGTACCAATGTTATTCTTTACAGTATCGTGTCGATAAACGACAGCGTTATTGTTTAGCATACCATAGTGTGATGCAGCGATAGTTACTAGAAGTTCTTGTCTATTTCTAGTAGCATCTTCTAATTTAATTAAAGTTGCATCAGATAGTCTGATATTTCTGACTTCTTGTATTCGAAGAATATCTTTGTGAAATAGCATTACTTTGTTTTCCTTAAATTGCTCTTTTTGAAAATAACTCTAGTTCCATTAGCCATTTCAACAGTAACGTTATTTCTGTCGTCAATTGAAATGAATCTTCCTTTGATTGTAAGTCCCTTAACAGAAAAACTAATAGCCTCAAGCATATCGCCTAAGTTAAACCCTTCTTCATTCTTCGTTTCCACTGATCTCTTCTTCCTTAACCCTTATCTTCAGCCTACTATTTGGCTTAAAAGGAGGTATTTTGTCTAATATATTTGTTAAATTAATATCTAGTTCACTACCAAGTAGCTCAAAGCTATCATCACTAAGATTATCTGAGTCGCTACAAATAACAAACTTATTTTTATTGTTATTAACTGCCATTAGAGCATAACCGTAATTATAAGCCCTTGATTGCTCTGTTCTATTCGTTATGGCTACTCTATTAGCTGCTTTATTTAAGTAATTAATGTCCTTTGCAACTTCATTACTTACATTGTCTCTAAGGGAGTCAATGCTAGAAAAGATATTATGCTGAACTCTTACATTATCATAATCAATACCAAGATCACTACAAGCATCTTCAATTCCTTGGTACATTCTTTCTTTCATATTCCCTTTTATTTCATCATAGATACTCTTAGTTGCAAAGATAATATTTAATCTATTAGAGTATTTATGTTCCGACTTTAATCCTTCAATCGACATAGAAAATCTATTTTTTATATCCTGCATTTCTTGAGCATCAGTTATCTCTACAGAGTCAGTAGCCTTTTTCTTTACTATATTAGAATTAGACTTAGATGTTTTAATAGGATCATTAGTTGCAGCAGACTTACTTGGACCTTTACTTCCTATAATAGGTTTAGTATGAGTCTTCTTAGACGGAGTTCCGGGTTGACTAGTATTAGTTACAGTTTCTACTGTAGTTGCATGAGCAACCTTCCCTTCTTGTTCAGCATGCTTATCGCCATAAGGGGTATCAAGTAATGTTTTATGTGGTGGTTGAGGACCATATAAAGCTGGATGAGTATACATTAGATCTTCATCAGATAGAGTTTTATCTCCACGCTTATTACGAACTTCATGGATAGTCTTAGTTCCTTTAGCGAATAAATCAGCTTCATGGTTCTCTTGTCTAATTTTCCATTCAATATCAATCTCTTGAAATACTAACTTAGGTGTATTAGCTTTATCTGTAAGAATAGTGTTATATGGTGACTGTAATGTGAGTTCTAGTAGTACTTCTTCAAAGAACTGTCTTGATATTTCTTGTTGGATATACTTTACAGTGTCCATTAGAGTCTTAGATGCTTCTTGGGCTTGTGTTTCTCCACCACCACCATCAGCTACAGACATATCTAATGCAGATACTCCAAGTCCAGTCCAAACTCTTTGTTTAAAATAGTCTAGATAAACTGATATATCAAGTGATTTACCACCAGCCCCAACAAATTCAATTTCATGTCTAGCATCAGTAGCAATACCACCATCCTGGACAATAAGTTGCATATCTCTACGAGCTTGATCTAGTTCAGTAGTTTGAGAAGTATGGTCAATCATCTGAGGTTTTTCTACTTTATAATGGATGATAGGGAATAAGTCTCTATAGATTAATAATTGAATATCTTCTTCGATCTTTCTTAAAGTTCTAATATCATCAATCGCTGGAACTAAGTCAGGCATCCCAAGAATCATTCCATCTTCTTTGTAAAGGGTAAAATGAATAACATCTTCTTTATTAAACTCGACAAGTTGACCTTTTCTGTTGGTTTGAATCCATTTCTCTATTTCCCACTTCCAAATACCACCTTCTTTAATATACTTAAATCTAGGTTTTATTGTAGTCGGATGGGCCAAAAAGTATCCTACAACAGGATGCATATCCTTGCCATCTCTCTTATAAGATGTAGCATCTGGACAGTTTTTATCTCTAACTTTAATAAGGAACGCATTACTACATACGATCAAATACCAAGAAACCATCTTAACTAAATATTCAAGAGAGTTTTTTGTAGCAAGTTGCATAGTGAGAAATCTTTTCTCAAAATATTCTGTAACTTCATCATTATCCGCTGTGATAGCAAACCCTGACTTAGTTAATAAAGACAACTTTTTCTGTGATGCCTTTAAGAAGTATGCTTCATATTTAAGATATTTGAACATTGCTACTAGATCATACTCTCCCTCAGAGAAATATGTTGATATAGTACCAGGAGCCTCAAAAAATCTTATAACAGGGGCTTTAATCGTTTTAATATTTTTAGCTGTTTTTGAAACGAATGCTGTAGTACCAGTCATTAAACTGCCATTAGTAGCATCTAGAACTTTTATAAACTTATTTGCCTTTTCAAGGGTACTCTTACTTGGTTTAATAAGGAGATCCATTTATAATTACTCCCCGCAATTTCTTTGTATGTTATTGACGACTTTAACGCTATTGTCATTTGGACTTATATAAATATTAAAATTATTATCTAGTAAACTATCTAAAACTCCATTATTTATCATATTGATAATTTTAGTTGGTGGAGTTCCAAGATCAAATGTACTTATTATTTGAGTTGGTGTTACTACTATTTTTGGTTGGGCTATACCTGAGAGGTTTGGAGCTAATTTATTAGCTAAATCGTCTATGTTATTAGCAATAATTGGTGGAACACCCTTTGCAACAACTGCAGTTCCTGTTGTTGCCTTATATGGGGAATCATTGCCGAGAAGATAATCTAAATTCCCTATACTGTTAGCTGTAACTGGAGTTTGAGGGCCACAAGGAGATACTCCACATGCAGTAGCCACATCAAAAAAGTGTGACGATAAATATTCAAGCACTTTAGCAAGGGCAAGTAATTCAAGTGCAGTGGCTGATTGTAGATTAAAACTCTGAAATTTTAAATTAAAATCTCCATCCCCAACCATCAACTTAGCAAGTAATCCAAGTAGATAACTCTTAAACTTATTAATTGCAGCTAGGATATTTCTCTGAATCTTACTAGAAGCAGGCCCAAAACATATTGCTGGCGTCATTTTAGTGAGAATATCTTCAACTGGCTTGATTAGTTTTGAAAGAGCTTGATCTGCCATCTGCATTGCCTGAGATTCAATTAAGAACATTATATGCCTAGACATATCCCAAAGAGACTTTCCTTCAAAGTCAGGCATCATAAACTTATAACTCTTACTCATATTCAACATTGTAAGTATTGGCTTAATAGTACTTGAAAGAAATGCAGGAGCAGCCATAAGAGTTGAAGCAGAGGATAGTATAGTACTTGTATTATTGGTGCCAGTTCCACTAAATAAATTCTGTGCTGAGGATTTTATCCCATCTATACTAGCAGCAATGGCTCCAGTCGCTGCAACCATCTTATTAATAGCAGTTATCCCACTTTTAAGAGCTTGTGTTTTATTTACTACGTTTTGTAACTCTAAATATAAATCATTTCTAGCAGAGCAAGATAGAGTACTTAAAATAAAACAAAATGCAGCACAGAGAATATCAGTTGCTTTTATATGGAATGTCTGTAGTAAAAAAGATGACTCTATAGATTTATCTATTTCGCTCCCCATTTTATCTAATGAACTAAGAGCAAGTGTTGTGGGGGCTAAGTATTGACTAATGTTTACAGTATTGTCAAATTTCTTAATAACTCCTTCTGTTCCTGAGTATAAATCACCTTTTTTACCATCAGTTAATGGGATATTGGTTCCATTCACATTAAGAAGTTTATTCCCGCTAGATGTATTATTCAAAATGTCTGAGTACTTAGCTTTATTAGTGAAGTTCTCTATAGCAGAATCTATTGTTGATAATCCTGTAATATTTCCAATAGACTTCAAGCTATTACCAATTGCTTGACCTGCGGTGGCACCTATTGTGGTATCTGTCGCCATCCTTAGTTAACCTCTATATCATAACTCTCTAGTGTATTTAGAGATGCATTGGTCCTTAATTTAAGTAGATGTAGATGAGAGTACTGAATGGCGAATATAGCATTAGGATTATCGGTGTCTTCAGTGAGTTTCTTCGTATAGAAATCAACTATATTCTTTGCTGCACTAAACTCTGGATTTATCATATACCATATCCTATCGCATCTACTGTACTCTCAGCTTTAACTTTAATACCTTCATTATTTACTTTTTCAAGATTATCTTTTTCTATTGGAGGTATCACTGTAAATCCTGGTATTCTTGGGTTCTGATAATCACCATTATGCAGATTAGCATTATCATAATTATCAAATGTATCTGATATAAACTGGAAT